GTTCAATGGTTGTACTTCATTGCAGACGGTGCCACTATTTAATACTGCTGCTGTAACGAACATGAACAACATGTTCAATGGTTGTACTTCATTGCAATCGGTGCCACTATTCAATACTGCTGCGGTAACAAGCATGTCCAGCATGTTTTCTGGTTGTACTTCATTGCAGACGGTGCCACTATTTAATACTGCTGCGGTAACAAGCATGTCCAGCATGTTTTCTGGTTGTACCTCATTGCAATCGGTCCCACTGTTCAATACGGCTGCGGTGACAAGCATGACCACCATGTTCGGTGATTGTACTTCGTTGCAGTCAGTTCCTTTGTTCAATACGGCTGCGATGGTAAGCATGACCACCATGTTCGGTGGTTGTACTTCGTTGCAATCGGTCCCACTGTTCAATACTGCTGCGGTGACAAGCATGTCCAACATGTTCAATGGTTGTACTTCGTTGCAGTCAGTTCCTTTGTTCAATACTGCTGCGGTGACAAGCATGTCCGCGATGTTAAGTAATTGTACTTCGTTGCAGTCAGTTCCTTTGTTCAATACGGCTGCGGTAACGAACATGTCCAGCATGTTCAGTGGTTGTTCTTTGTTACAGAACATTCCTGAACTGACTTTGACCAAAATCTCATCTAGTACGAACAACAACATGGTTTTAGGTAGCGCAACCGCCAACAGCGCAAGAGTCAACTTGGGTCAAGCAAAACTTACCGGTAACCGTTGGACTCAAACGTTTCAGAACTGCAAAATGGGTGCGGCGCAATTAAACGAAATGTACACCGCACTCGCCAAACTAAACCCCAACGTCACAAATGTGACCGCAACGGCAGGTGTTGTCACTTACACCGTTGACGACATTCGTGCATTCGTAGCAGCACGCACCGTCACCATAACTGGCGTAACCCCAGTTGCCTACAACTTGACAAGCGTGACCGTTGGGGTTGTCACCGCAGGTGCAGGAACTACGGGTACATTTACTGTCACTAACGCCGCTACAGGAACTTATGTTTCCGGCGGTATTGCCTCACTTCAAGACAATCGAACAATTACGGTCACTGGAAATCCAGGAACTGCAACTGATGACCCATCAATTGCAACAAATAAAGGCTGGACGGTAACAGGATGAGCGAAAATACAGCAGGTTTCTACAAGTATGAGGAACCATCTCTTCATCATGCGCCGAACTATGTTTTGGATAACCAGTTCAGTTTGTATAAAGAAACCAAAGACGACCACACTTACCCGATAGATGGCTGGTATTGGTTTGATACTATTGAAGAAGCCCGAACGTTCTTTGACATATCCGAACCAATAGTTAAAGAAACGGAAACCTTCTAGGAGTCATTGCCGAAGAAGCACAACTCCTACTTGGTTGATTTATTGTTACTTTCTAAGTACAACTTGACAATCGATTATATATGAGCTAATATTTTTCTATGCCTGTAGAAGAACAACAAATCAACATAACAATACCTAAAGAAAAGCTCCAAGAATGGAACGTATTCTTTGCCCTTCCATGTTATGACTCACATGTAACTGAACCTTTTATGATGAGTTTTTTGCAAGCTTGTCTCTATTTTAAAGAAATAGGTTTAAAGTACTCAGTCTGCACAATATCTGACTCCTTGATCAACCGCGCAAGAAATAACCTTGTCGCCAAGTTCATGGGCAGTCCAGATTTTACTCACATGGTATTTATAGATGTCGATCTTCAATTCGACAAAGAAGCTATATTAAAACTTTTGTGGCACGACAAAGATGTCATGACTGCCTCTTATCCAATCAAGGAAATTAATTGGGACAAAGTAAAAGAAGGCGCACAAGCTGATTTGCCAGCTCAAGACCTTATGGAATACGCTAGCAGATACGTAGTGCATATGACAAAGCCTGGTGAGAATCAATTAAATATTGATAACGGAGCAATCGAATGTTATGAAGCCGGGACTGGCTTTATGCTCATCAAGCGTCAAGTATTTGACAAGATGTTTAAAAAGTATAAAAAGCTCAAGTACAAAGACGACACAGGTGCTTTGATTGGTGCGGAAGCAGAAAATGCTTACGCCTTATTTAATTCTTATGTAGATGATGACGGTAGATTCTTGTCTGAAGACTATGGGTTCTGTCGTTATTGGCAGAAAATGGGTGGAAAAATTTGGGTAGATCCAACAATTAATTTGACCCACTTTGGTAGAGTTAAGTATGTTGGGAAAATGCTTGAATTTTTAAAGAGAATAACACAATAATTTTTTAGTTTCCTCATTACTATATCCCTAGTTGATTTTGATGAATTTACACTAGGAGTAACATGGCCCGCTTAAGAATTGAAACCGCACCTGAGATTACCGTATACGACGAATCTTTTGTGATTAAAGCAGCTGCTGGGGCAAGTGCTCCGTTAGCAGAATTCAAAAACTCATCAGGTACAGTAGTTGGCAATATAGCATCAGATGGTACTTTGAATGTTCTTTCCGTTGTCAGCTCAAATGCAGGCACAACATCAACCTCACTTGCCACAAGGGGATATGTAGATTCATTAACAGCAGGAATCAACTGGCATGAAGTTACTAAATTTGCAACAGTTGCAGCATTGCCAACATGCACTTATGCCAACGGCACAAGTGGAGTAGGGGCAACTCTTACTGGAGATTCAACAGGCAGACTAACCGTTGACGGTTCTCAGGTCACAACTGGTCAAGCAATTTTGGTAAAGAACCAAGCAAACGCTGCCCATAACGGTATTTATACAGTAACCGAACAAGGCGCTACGTCAACAACTGCATTTATTCTCACACGTAGAGCAGACGCAGATAATAGCTTAGCTGGTACACTAAAAACCGGTGATGCACTTCTAGTTCTTTCTGGATCAGTAAACTCTGGTCAAGGCTTTATTCTTACATCAACTGGTTCTGGCACTGCTGGTGCATTTGTTCTTGGTACTGATGACTTAACATATACTCAGTTTACTGGAACAGCGACTTTAGCAGCTGGTGACGGCATGACAAAAACTGGAAACCAACTTGATATCGTCACCGCATCGAGTAACAGAATTGTAGTGAACGCAGATAATATAGATCTTGGTACAGTCAGTCAGACAAATACCTCTGGTGCAAATACCACTTCATTCATTAGTGGTCATACAGTGGATTCTTATGGAAGAATAACTGGCACAGAAACATCTTCAGTTTCCTTTACGGGTTATGCAACTCTAGCTAGCCCAGCTTTAACTGGAGTTCCTACAGCTCCTACTGCAGCTGACGGTGTAGCTAATACGCAATTAGCAACTACTCAATTTGTTGCAAATGCTGCAAGCCTTGTTGCTAGTGCCGCAAGCAATGCCGCAAGCAATGCCTACAGCAATGCGGTTACAGAGGCAGGCTCAAGTGCTTCAAATACTTATATAGCAAAATCTTTAGTAGACGCCAAGGGTGATTTAATTGTTGGATCAGCCGACAATACAGTTGCCCGCTTAGCTGCTGGTACCGATGGTTATTACTTGAAGGCAAACTCTACAGCCACATCTGGTCTTGAATGGGCATCTATCCCAACTATTAATAATCTTGACGATGTTGGCGACGTAACCATAACTGGTGATGCGACAAATCAATTTCTTAAGTATAATGGTTCTGCCTGGATTAACTCGTCAGTGCCAACGATCAACACACTTGATGATGTTGGTGATGTCACTATAACTTCAGGAGTAACAAATCAAGTTCTTATGTATAACGGTTCAGCTTGGATTAATACATCTGACCCAACTGTAGCCGGAAACCTAACAGTATCAGGAAACTTAACTGTTTCAGGAACTACTACAACTCTCAATACAGAGACTCTAACAATCGATGACAATATCATTATATTAAACAACAATGAAGCAGGAACTCCGTCACAAAATGCTGGCATTGAAATTGAGCGTGGCACATCAACCAACGTAGGTATTCGCTGGAATGAAACTGATGACTGCTGGGAATTCACTAATGACGGCACAATATATCAAAGGATAATTAGCGATACTATAACCAACGCTCAAACAGCTTCTTATACTCTAGTCTTAGCAGATAGAGGCGATTTGGTCGAAATGGGAGTTGGTTCGGCTAATACTTTAACAATCCCGCCAAACTCTACTACACCATTCCCTGTTGGAACTACTATAACGGTATTGCAAACTGGAACCGGACAGTGCACCCTTACAGCTGGTGCTGGTGTGACGGTCAACGCAACACCTGGCCTAAAATTGCGCACGCAATGGTCATCTGCTACACTTATTAAACGCGCTACCGACACGTGGGTAGCCCTAGGAGACTTGGCAGCATAATATGACACTACATAATATTCCAGAACCAGGAAAAGGTTCCAAAAGAAAAAAAGAAAAGCCAACAGTAGCAGCTCGGAACAGCCGACTCAACAGCTAACACAGCAATTACAAACGCTGGCTTCGTAGTAGGTACGCCAACAGATACCGCAACCGATAACGCTGCAATCTTAAATCAGGTAAAAACAGCTCTTACTGACACTACGGTTACTCCTTTGGGATCAACCATGTCCTATGAGAGACATGCTCCATTCTTCCCGCCATATTTCCCGCCATATTTCCCACCTTATTTCCCGCCATACTTTCCACCATGGTTCCCACCATTCTTCCCACCGTTTTTCCCACCGTTTTTCCCACCGTTTTTCCCACCATTCTTTCCACCGTTTTTCCCACCATATTTCCCACCATTCTTCCCACCATTCTTCCCACCATTCTTCCCACCATTCTTTCCACCTAGATTTAAGTAAAATCTGATTATAGAATAGTTCAAAGAATGATAACTAATTTGGCGGACATATGGAATCTAATTCCTATGTCCGCTTTTTTAGTCTGTTGTTTGATAATAAATTATTTACAAAATAATGAAAAATTTCTTTCAATATTCAGAAAAAACGGATCTATTAATCCAAAAGAAAGTTATAGTTCTGGTCAATTAATACAAAGCGGGATAAGCTTCATCATTGCAATTGGTTGGATCTATTTAATAATTACAGAGATTAGATTCAATGTTTGGAGCAATATACCAATCAGAACATTAGGACTAATGTATCTGTCTTCAGATATAATGGCTCTAATAAAGAGCGACAAATTGCTTCAGAAGTCTACAAAGTACCATCATTACGGTGCTATAGCTATGGCTATTATGGCACTATGTGTTGACTTTCAGCAGTCAAACATTGGCCAACTTGGAGCATCATATTGTTTCACAGCAGCAGCAGCATCATCTGTCAACACATATTTGGCCCTAAAGCTTTATTATAATGTAAGCTGGCTAAAGGTAGTAGCCAAGTATAATTATGCAGTTACCTTTACTGCAAATATGACTTATCATATTTTAAATTGGCAAAAAAACTTACCAGGATATATATATCTTGTAATAATAGTTGGCCCAATATGGGCAGATATAACGCTCTTAAAATCTTTATTTCGTAAAGAAAAATTAAACTAGTTTAGTTATTGTATAAAAAGAAGGAGTAGTGAATCTTTCTCCTGAAATTACCTTCTTTACACCATGCAGATAATTGACATCTCCAGGATGAGCTACGGCCAAACCAGGTTTTGGCTTCACTTCCAAATCATGTTGAGGGTAGTATAATTCTCCACCTTCAAAATCATCATTATAGTAGATTAATGAATTAAGATCATATGTAGGGAAAGGATTTGGCGAACCATCGTTTAGCTGCTTATCCGCATGCGGTTGCTGTTCTAATCCGGGGAACCACCTAATAATAACTGGCGGTCTAACAGAGACCTCAACTTTAAAAGTATCTTCTAAAAGATATTTCATTTTTAAAATGTATTTGTCCACTAGATTGTAAACATCTAAATTAATTCGATTAAGAATGTCATAGCTACACTGTCTATTCGACCAGTATGAAGCGTCATAGGTGCAGGTGCCGTCTTCAGCATATTGATTTTCTCCAGCATCCATCCATTCATTGATATTAGGCAAAAAGTTTTGTATAGTTTTTAAATCATCTAACTCTACAAAGTTTTCCACAACAATGATATTATCTCTAGATGAGCCAAAATAACCTGGTTCTATTAAAGACTTATCGTCTGACTGAAAATCCATACGCACTCCTTGGCTTTGTTTTGTGATATAGTATATCACTAACAAAACAATCGATCTATAAAAGGAAAGAAAATGGAATTTTTTCACGTAGGAGCTTGCGCAAATCCGGATGATAACAGAAAGTTTGGTATCTTCCTATACAGAAACGCCATACCAAGAGAGCTAAACATCCCAGAAAGATTAGAAGCTACTATTGGCAATAGTACCCATGACCTATTCAAATGGTCTGAGGCAATGGTTGGATACAGTGAAAAAATGCCAGAGTATAGAGATTGTGTAGATTTAAAGATGAGTCCAGCACACTGGCCAATGTTGACTCCAGAATTTGAAGAAGTAAAAAAGTGCTATGAGGATGTTGAAGTACATCTAAAAAAATGCCTAACGCATTATGAGTCTCTTTATAACTTTAAAATGGATTATATGGAAGCTATCAACTTTGTTAGATATAATCCAGGTCAACATTTTGCCGTCCACGCAGATCATGGATTCTCGTATACCTGCACGGTGTCTTCAGTAATTTATCTAAATGATGATTATGAAGGTGGGGAACTGTGGTTCCCTTACTTAAATATCAATTTCAAACCACAAGCAGGAGACATCATCCTATTCCCATCAACCTTCATCTACGCACACGCTTCCCTGAAGGTGACAAGTGGAACAAAATATTCTGCGGTAACCATGTTTGACTACAATGATAATAATCACAAATACGAAAGCGGGTATACTGCAGCTGGACCTATTACTGATCAAACTGCAGGGATATCAAAGGGCACAAATCAGCCTATTTCTTACCCGATGCCAGGAGTATCACAATGATAGAAAGAGATGAGCTTCCAACCCTTCAGACATTTGAAGAATCATTGTACGATGTGCCTCTAAACTCCATTGATGGAGAGCAGAACATACTGTCTAAATACAAGGGTAAAGTAACCCTGATCACAAACGTGACAGGTGAATGTGCTAACTCAGCACAGTATCCAATTATTGAATCCTTATACCATGAATATAAAGATCAAGGCTTTGAGGTGCTAGCAATGCCAAGTACAGATTTCTGTGAGCACGCATACGGAGAATTTTCAGAAACAAGTGCAACAGCAGAAAATATGCAAGCACACATGCAAAATCACTATAAAACAGATCTACCATACACTGAAATGGTAACTATCAAAAAAGATGAAGACTCTGGTTCAGTCCCACATAAGCTTTATGAAATTCTTCAATTTGGTGGTTTTCCAGCGAATGGTGGACCAGTCGAAGGTAACTTTGAGAAGTTTATTATCTCTAGAGATGGAAAAAAAATGTACAGATTCTGTAACTCGGACCTTTTAGATTTGGCGTTCGACGCTGGAAATAGAAAAACCAACTCTAATCAAGCCCTAATAAATGTTAAGGCAGCAATTGAAGTAATGTTAGAAGGATTAGTTTAATAGATGACAAAAGTTACGTTAACTAAAACGCATCAAAATCCACCAAACATAGTCCAGTCTAGACTAAAAAGAGATTGGATGGACAACACATATAAGAAACATGCCTACCAATGTTTACCCATGACTACTGCCAATGTGCATGGATGGGAAGTATTGCTCCCTCATGACGTAGTAGTTCAATGGGATGGTGGAAATACTAATGTAAAAATTCTTAGTGGCGAAGAACATATGGGCAGAACATTTGCGTATGGCGGAATCATAGGTATGGTTTCTTTTTCTGTTGGCTGGGCATTTGGTACCGAAGAAGGCTATGACACTTGGATCAGCGGTTCTCCAAACTATATGGTTGATGGAGCATCTCCACTATCTGCAATCATACCTA